TGCGGAGTTAGCCGGGTACATCCGTGGCACTAAATAACACTACATGCAAGGTCAACATGCGGAAATCTACAAAGAGATACATGCAGGTACAGGAACAATAGCAGACCGCATCCGTGCGGCTATGGTTAAGCATGGCATCACAATGCAATACGGCTCATTTGAGCGATTGTATTATGCATGGCGCAAGTATCATAAGCTAAAGGCAGAACAGCCTGTTAAACCAAAGCTAAATGGAAATTTGGCAAAGCTTGAAAACCATATTGCCGACTTCGGGAATATGCTTAACGAGTTGATTCCTGAACAGAGCAACCCACTTGACCTTCCACCATCGCAGGAAAGCGACTACAAACCTTTCAAACTACCGACCAACCACAATGACATCCTGTTGATGTCGGATATTCACGTGCCGTACCATAACATTCAGGCACTAACCCTTGCGCTGAAGTATGGACTGGAGCATGAAGTCAATACAATTCTGCTTAATGGTGACATCATAGACTTCTATGCTATCAGTCGTTTTGAAAAAGACCCACGCAAAAGAAACTTCGGGCATGAGGTATTGATGACAAGACAATTCTTGGCAACCCTACGCAAGCTATTCCCAAGTGCCGCAATCTATTACAAGTGTGGTAATCACGATGTGCGCTATGACCACTACATCATGCGCAATGCGCCCGACCTTTTGGGTATGGATGAGTTCAACTTTGAATCATTGATGAAGCTTGACGAGTTAAACATCACGTTCATTCCCGACAAGCAGATAATCCATGCCGGTAACCTTACCATTTTACACGGGCATGAACTGGGCGCATCGGTATTCAGTCCCGTAAACATCGCACGTGGTTTGTTCTTGCGTGCTAAATCGGATGCATTGTGCGGTCACCATCATCAGGCGAGTGAACATAGCGAGCCGAACATAAAAGGAAAGCTTACAACTTGTTGGAGTGTGGCATGTTTGTGCGAATTGCATCCTGACTACATGCCCATCAACAAGCACCACCACGGGTTTGCGCACGTGCGTGTGATGGATAGTGGCGAGTTTGAAGTGAGCAACTACCGCATTGTCAATGGAAAGATTCGTTAAAGAAAAAGCCCCCACCGTTGTGAGGGCTTGTTCAATCAATAACGAAAAACAATGATGCGTATTATCACATAACCGTTGCAAATATAGCACATGGATTAGGTAAAATTCAAAACCCACTTGCTAAACCTTCCGAGTACAATTCACTATGCATCCAGTCACGGATACGACCGAGCATCTTGTATTGTTCAGCTGTTAGCTCTTCATTCTTTTCAATGTTGCGTATGTGCTGTAACATATCATGAATGATGTCATAATACTTCACACCATTGACAGCGCAATCAAATGCGTGCTGGTCTTTGTGTAATTCAAATGTTAGTGTTGCTTTCATTGTATTTTTTGATTTGTTTGCACAGCTCTTGTAGCGAGATTGCTATCGCCCACAATGGAATTCCTATTATTAACGCTTCTATCATAGTTCAATCTGTGTTCGGTTAGCTTTTCCTGATTCACCATCTAAATACCCATCATTGTATTCATGATAGAGGTTAACCAGTTCAATGGTTTGTATTTTATTCAGTAATGCTTCCATCTCTGCCCATGTCATTTTGATGGCTTGACCTTTGAACCTGCGCTTTAAGGTTAGGTGCAGTCTGCGAATGGCGGTTTCTTTTTTCTCTTGTGTCATTGTGCTTGATTTTAATTGTTTCGGTTATCCGTGAGTTAGCAGCCATTAATAAAGCGACCACTTCCCCTCTTCGACATCAAACGAACGAAGCAATTTCATTCCTCTGTAATTCTGCATCGCACAATAGCTATACTCTTCATATAGCAACTCAATAAACTTTTCGCCATCAGCAGGGTGCATAGCAATCAAAGTCGGTCGTCTATTGTTCGCAATAACGAAATTGCTTATTGCATTGTGAATAGCATTAAAATTAACGGCTTCTAACAAGCGGTTAGCGTCATTGCCGTTTTGCTCTTCGTTTGATTTTTGTGTCATTGTGCTTGTCGGATAAAAAGTTCTTGTCTGATTCTAATTAAAGTTCTATTGATGTAATCCTTTTCCGATGGTGTTTTACCAACCATGCCCAGGTACTTGTGGCGAAGCAGCCGCAGTTCGTCATTGGTTAGGCTCATCATTTCTTTTCGCTTCATACTTGGATAGTTTTAGTAGTTCGTTCTTTACGTGCATGTAGTATGCTTTCACGCTGTAGTATTCACCCGTGCCTTCAAAGTCTTGCATAATCTCATCAGGTGCGTTGCTGATTGCCTCATCGACACAATACAGCGCAGCGTTAACTGCTTTGATATGCACCAGTGCAAGTTGCCCTAACTGCTCACCGCCTTCGACTATATCAAAATAGTTTGAGTACAGTTGCCATGCTTTGTCTTTTGCTTTCATTGTTTAGCTTATTGATTAATTCGATTACTTGTTCTTTGTTGTAGTAGTGCTGCATTGAATTGCGCACGTGGTCTTTGAGTTGGTCAGTGGTCATTGGTTTCCTTCTTGCTCTAAATTCCTAATTTCTGTAGTTAAACTATCCATAAACATTGTATCATCCTCTAATTTAAACCTCATCTCATCATCATATTCATCAACAATTCTTGCCATGTGACGAATAAAATCCCTGCCCTTGTTAGTGTGAACATCAAACAAACTTGGTTCATGTTCTTCGACAACTCGCATTGCCTTTTGTAGTAATGTTAATTCGCTCATAGCGCTAAAGTATTAAGGTATTCACGCCACATCGGTACACGCTCCTGAAGCTTTGCAATTGCTGCCTCATCAAACTCCACTACCTTTTCGTGGATGCGCTCCTGCACTGGTATGTCGTACACCCATTCGGTGCGGTGCGATTCCAAATCTGCATCCGGGTAATCGCGCATGAACTGCTCCATGTCGTATATCATGTTGCGCTCAATGCTCTGCGCTTTCTTAATAAACGTAGGGTCACCCTGTGGATCAATAAGATTGAGCCTGCGTGCAAGTCTATACTTCTCATCGTTAATCATTTCGATGGGTGCATTGACAAGCACAAAGCAGAAGGTTGCAGTTGGTGCGCCCGTTAGCCACATATATGCCTGCCCTTGCCAGTAGTAGTCTTTGCTCAAGTCATCCTGTTTTGAGTCCATGAACGTGTGAATGCTCCAACTGCTTTTGATGTCGGGTACGTTTAGACACTTGTCGTTGTCATCAATGATGAGCAGGTCGGGCGTGCCTTTGACGAATTGGTTTTGGAACATCTGCTCGTTCTTAAATACAATCTTCTTGCGCTCCCTGCGCCACATGTCGATAGCATCATTCTCAACCGCCAAACCTTTTTCAATGTACTTGTTGCTGATTTCTTTGTAGCGTTTGTAACGCTGCTGCACATAGACTTCCAGTAGTGCGCTCTTTGTGGTTTCGCTAAGACCTGTTTTGGTTCTTGCATCGGTCATCAACTTACCAAGTTGTGACGCTCTAAATAATACGTTTTCCATTTGTTGTTGTTATTGATGGTCAAATATACAATTATTCGCCAAGACCGTACAGGTCTTTTTTGGCGTTGAATTCATCGCCTACCTCAGCCAATACCTCAGGACTGCAGGCCTTGAAGATTTTCATGAGCTGAGTGATGTCGGTTGCCTGCTGAATGAGTTCGCGCACATACGCCACATCCTGCTCATGCCCACGACCAAGCGCACCCTTCAACTTGAATGGCTTGTATGTGTCTTTGTTCTTGCGGTTAAGGTCACGACCGAACACCTTGCCAAGTGACAATGCAGCGTTTTTAAGGCACTCTGCTTTGAGTTTACCAAACGCCAAGTCCATTGCGTTAGCTTTCTTGTTATCGGGGTTTAATGCCCATCTATTGCGATCGCTACCAAATACGTTGTCGGGTACTTTGTCAACCATGATGATTACCGATGCGGCACCGGTGCGCTTTAGTTCGTAGCCGCTAATCGGATGTATCATCACCAACTCAAGTGATGCCTGCACTTCATTGGCAAGTACCGCCCACTTAAAGTTCTCAGTACGCCAATGTCCGAAGAAGAGTTCGTCTAAGGTGGTTTCAACGTGGCTAATGACTAAGGTCTGCGCCTTCTTGTCGGGGGTTGATTCAACACCGAGTGGG